TCCAGGGACGTGAGTGAACGCCCTAAAGCGTCACTCACGTCCCCGTCAGTAGCGAAAGCCACTACGAGCCGCTGTTCACCAGAGCCGCAACGGGCGTCTTGTTGATGCCCAGTGAGGTCGCGGAACGACCGAGCACGTAGGCGTAGCGTGCCTTGAACCGCAGGGCGATCATGTCGCGTTCCGCCAGGTTCAGGGTTCCGACCGTGGCCTGATCCAAGAACTTGACGGTGATGTCTTGCCTGACGCCGACCCGCACACGGCTGGAGTCAGCCACTAGGGCCTGCACACCGGCACCGGTCCAGGCGCCGTTACGGTTCAGGACCGTGTTGAAACCGGCGAACTGCTCGTCACGCCACACCGGCTGACCGGTGGAGTCACGCACGTTGATGACGTCGTAACGGAACGTCAACGGTGCCAGCATCGTGTCGGGGATGAAGCCGGCCGCGGCGACCTGGCGGGCCGCCTGAGTGACACCACCGACGAGGTCCGCAGTGTTGGCGGTACCGGTGCTGTAGGTGGTGGTCTGCGATGCAGCCGACGCCGCCGGATACAAGGCATTGGAGGTCCACGATGCGGGCTTGCCGACACCGAAGATGATGGCCTGGTCCAGCTTCTTGCCGATGGCCTCACCGGCACGACGGGTGATTTCCTCCAAGATGGGGGCGGTACTATCTGCGAGGACGTCTTCGTGCACAGGTACGATCGTGGCCAGCTCCTCTACGACCATGGTCAGATCCTGCCAAGCCATGTCGGTGGTGGGCTTGACACCCGTGGAGTCAGCGGATTCGGTGACCCACGACGCCTCCGGCAGAGTCGACAGCACCGGAAGGTGAGTCAGCTTGGTGCCGAGGTTGACAGTGGGGAACGCCGACAGAACCGTTGAGCCCGCGACGGCGGCCTGCAACAGGGTCTGCGAATACGCTTCCTGAATGACTGTGGATACTTCTGACCGGCTGATATCGGCCATATCAATCTCCTTTCAAGAGATTCGAGGCATGAAAAAACCACCAACACAGTTGGTGGCTGATGGTGTGCGGTTATCCGCCTGAGCGGAACATCTGCTGAATCATCGCCGCAGCCTTTTCTTTCGGGTCCAACCGGTTATCTGTGCCGGTGGCGCCCGACGCCAAACCCGTTTTGCGGGGCTGGCGGGCCTTGGTCAAATCAGCAACTTCAGCCAAATACGCTTCGGCTGACGCTTCGAGTTCTTCCTGCGTGGCACCGTTGATGCGGTGGGCAGGAACACCTTTGGTGGAAGCGATCTGGGAACGGATTGCGTTGAACCGTTCCGATTCCAGCTCCGACTGAAGCTGATTCACCTTGTCCAAAGCCTTCTGGACCTCAGATTTTGATGCAGATTCGATCTCTTCAACCTTCGATTTCAACTGGTCGTAGTCGGCGAACTTGGCGCGTTCCCGAGCAAGTCGGGCCGAGACACGTTTGTCGAATTCGTCCTGTGAAGCGATGGGCTCGAAATCGGTTGCTTCCTGGGTGTCGGCTTGGCCGGGAACCCATGGTGTTTCACTCATTGTTGTTTCTTTCCGTGATTCATGCCCCGTCGGGCTACCGAGGTTTAACGCCCCGTCGGGCGGCACCCATTGGCCGCTGGGTGCGGGCGTGAAGATTTAGTTGGTGTCGCCGGGTTCGACGACCAGGGAGGCCCGCAGCATCCATGAATGCTTGCGGTGCGCGGCCTGACGGTCCGCCAGGAAGTTGGACAGGCCATGTTCTTTGTTTTGTTCGGCCACAGCGAACGCCGACGCAAACAGGTCAGCCATCGCATCGGAGTCGGTCAGCAACAGTTGCTTGTACTCGTCCGAAGTCAGGTTGTCGGCCGGGAAGTCGTCGAGGATGGACAGTTCCCGCATCTTGTTGAGACCGGACGGCACAAAGATTTGGCACTGGCGGAGCTGCTCGGCGAACGGGTCGATGGATTCCTGCACTTCTTCATAGATCCGCTCAAACAACAAGTGGTCTTGGTAGAACTCGTCGCCCTGGACGTTCCAGTGGGCGTCCTGAGCTTTCACAAGGAACGAATACTCACTGGAGAACGCTGTGCGTAACGCCCTGGAGAACGTTTCGTCCATCAGTTGTTCCTTCGCATGTGGTTGACGATGTCGTTTAACTTGCCGCCGACAGCGTCGCGGGCATCCTGGTATTCCTTGGTCCACGCTGCGACATAGTCCGGTGGGGTGTAGGAGTCGCCGCGGCGAACCGGTACGGCGATGCAATGGCAGTTGTCGTGACCTTTTACCGCGTTGTCGGCAGTGTGGTAAGCCGCTTCCCTAGTGGCCAGAACGCGGCACCAGGGGCAGGCGTTCGCCGAGGCGTAGCGCGCATATTTGACGCCTTCGCGTTTCGCATTCAAGGCGACTGTGTCGCGGGATGCTTTGAAAATGTGTCGTTCAGTGGACCCGAGAAGCGAACCGAGCGGATCAAGTTGACCTAACGCCCATCCGGCTGATGTTTCCAGCAGGGTGGGTGGCGGTGGTGGCGCTATCTCGGTGGCGAACGCCGCATTTGGGTCAAGTTGGTCGTACCACTGCGCCGACAATGTTGATGACGCCGCAATATAGGGGTCCACCGTGGCCGGGTAGGCGTCTTTGACTGTTTGGTAGTCCGAGACGTTGCCGAACAGGGTTGCGACCCGTGTGGTGGCGATGACGCCCAGTTTCAGTATTAAGCCCTGAAAGTTAGCGACTTCAGCGGGTGACGGCACCGTTACTCATCGGCATGTTCGCCGGTGACGGCTTCGGTGCCGCCGCCGGCATCTGCGCCAGCGGTGTGGCCTGCAAGGCGGCGACAAGCTGGTTGGTTTGGCCGCGGCGAATCGCATCCTTGATGGACTGCGCTTTCTGCTGATTCACACCGGGAATCAAATCAATCATTTCTTCAATGGGAACCCCGGCGGCCTGCAACTTGGTGACACCGTCGACGATGGCCCCGAATGCGCGGGCTTCGGTGTCGCGCCATTGCACTTCCGACGACGTGTCCTCTGCGGTGGCGGTGTCGCCTTCAATTTCGGCGGCACACCGGAACACCTGCTCCCAGGATTCGCCGAACGAATCACGTTTCGCCATCAGTTTGCGCTGCTGATTGGCTTCCGACGCCGCCAGCGCTTCGGCGGACAGGTTGACCATGCGGCCGGCCACCGAACCCGGCGACACCTGGGCCACCATCGCAATGTGGTGGGTGATTTCCTCGAGCACCGAGTTGTACTGCTCCAGGCTGGCCGGTTGGAACGAATCAACTTTGACGTCGGAATCCTCAAACGCCCACACGCGGCGCGCCGATGCCTGTAGCACTTCGGCGGCCGTCCCGGACCAGCCCGTGATGACCTTTTGTGGGTGAGCCCCAAACCGGGACGCAATCAGGCGGTCAAAGTTTACGCTGTTCAATGTCTGCTGCAACCGGATGAGCGGTTCAATCTCGCCCACAATCAAGTCGTCGGCGTCTCGGGCGTTGATGAACCGAACAACTGGGCAGTACGACGAGCCATGCCGAATCGGGTCTCCGATGTCGGTGATGTTCAACGACCGGGCCATCAATGTTTGATACTGAGACGCCGCCAGGGCGGTCTCGTACTGCGACGTTCCCAGGGCAGGGATTTCACCCAAATCGAGCGGGTAAATGTATTGGTCGTCGTACAGGATGGCTTTCCACCGCGGGTGAGCGTCGGTGGAGTCAACCCACTGCTCAAACGCGTATTGCGGCCACACATCAACTTGCGGATCTTCATAGACCGCTAAAAGTTGGCGTGGCGAACGGGTTTTCCACACCGACCCGTATTCGTTCTGTCCGACAACAACGTACGCGGCGCCGTAGGTGACGGCGGGCCTATGCACTTCGGCTTGGCGGGCATCCATGCGGTTCCGCTGCCACATATCCCAGGCCGGGGCGTTCTCTTTCGCCAACGCCGACTTGTAGCCGGTCACACACAAGTTTTGGGTGAAGCTATCGCGCACCAAACCCAGCACATTCTTGATGGACAGCCGCGCCAGGTCTTTGATTTCAACTTCGGCACCCTCAGGAATGTGGGGTGCGCCGAGCTGGCCGGCCGTAAACCCGTAAATCCGGTCCAGATAGGTGCGCTCGGACAGGTGAAGCCGCCACATATCGTCCACAATCCCGCGGACGCCATCATCGTCTAACACTGCACACCTCCTCTACACAAAGCACGCTTTACCTGACCTAACTTTCGGCTTCTCAGCTATCTCGCCAGAGGTCAATCCCCACAGGGCCAGCGTGGCTGCCGTGACCGGCGTGATATCAGACTCTGAATCTTTACGGGACCACCCGAACCCGCTGTCACCGATTTTGCGTTTCCGCGCAGCCGCCAAAGCAAGATTCAGTAACGGTTGGTCAAGGTGGCGCATCCCGCCGTCCATGACGGTGTCGTAAAAGTTGCCGAACGCCGCCGCCATCTGACGGGCCGAAGTGACCGTCACCGTCAGGCCGCGTTGACGCAAAGGGTCGACAAGGGAAAACGCCGCCGATGCCCCGTCGACGACGACGGCCCGGACTTGGTGGCGTTCGCACATGTCGACAAACCGTTGGATACCCCAATCGGGTTCGCCGCGCCGCGACTCCACCACATCCACATACGGCAGGCCTTCGGTTGTCCAGGCCGCCGACGCAATCGTCGCCGTCGACCGGTCCGGGGACACATCAAACGCAATCGCAACTTCGTCGCCGCGATCCTTGAGGTTGGCGTCGGCAACAACTTTCCACGAGTCCGCAGAAATGACCCGTTGCGAGCCGGCCGAATCCCACATACCTAACCGTTCCCGGGCGAAACCTTCATCGGAGAACCGTGACCGTTCACCTTGGATAACATCCCATTGCAGCCGGCCACCCAACGCAGGATTGGCCGACGACGCCGATAACGGGTCATCTAAATCTGCCGAACCGGTGCACGACCATTCATGCCACGACAACCGTGACGATTTTCCCGACAGGGCATCGTCGCGGGTGCGGGTAAACACTTCGCCGTTCGCGGTCGGCCCCGGAGGGGTGCCGGTAAAAATCCATTGCGGATTCCCGAGCGGCGCCGCCGACGTCGTGGGCATCAACGCTTCCAACGCGTCGTCCGACAGCTCCTGGGCCTCATCGCACACCAACACATCAACGGTAAAGCCACGACCCGAACCCTTCGAGCGGGCCACGAATTCGACCGAACCGCCGTTAGTCAACACAATGGCCTCTTGGCCGTTCGTCCGACGAATGTCTTTGACAAGCTCGGCCAGCTCGGGCCACTTGCGGGTATTCTCAAAAAACGAAGCCAGCCGAATGAACGCTTTGCGGGCTGTTTTCACTTCGTGGGCAGTGTGCAAAAACTTTTCGCCCAACTGCACCATGCCGAACAGTTCCCGCATCTCGAGGATGGCATTTTTGCCATTTTGACGGGGAACGCTGAGCCCACAGGTCAGGGACGCGTATTTTCCGCCGCGGCCAGCGCGCGCCAACCAGTCCTCCAACACTTGGGCTTGCCACATGTCCGGGGCCAGCCCATACGCACTGGACAGGAACGACGCGTCTTCTCCGTCGCCACGCCACCGGCCTTTAGGCGCGACGTGAACCCGCGGCGTCTGCACGCCGAGCGGCAAGTTCATCTAACGCCGTGCCTTTCCGTTGCACCGGAGACAACCCATCCAGCTCCCGAACAACATCGGCGAGCTGCCTCGTGATCGGCGCAATATCTTTCGGCGCCCCATCAAACTCGTCGACCAAGCCGGCCAAATAGTCACGCAGCGCCGCCAACGATGCGACCCGATCCCCCGAAGAGAATGAGTCAGCAATTCCCATCAGTACGGGGTCGGCGCAACGTCTTTGGGATCGCCAGGCACGCTGGTTCCATGCGAGCACTCCGGGCACGCCAGGTTCGTATTCGACATCATGGTCTCGGCGCGAACCGCGGCACGCGGATTGCCGCGGTGACCCACGACGGTAACAGGGTTTTCGTTCGTGTTCATGGCCATTTCAAGGCACCTTTCAGTTGTAAACAGAGTGGGAAGACGACATCGACTGGTTGGGCAGCACCCATTCCTCGCCCTTCTTGCAACCAGCCAAAATTGAAGCCGCCACCAGCAGCATTACCGCAAATTTCGTCATGAATCCTCCGGGTTTTCGGTGGTCGGGGGGATATTTGCCGCA